GTGCCCTATCACCGCGCATGGTTCGATCTGCTGGCCCCACGCGGAAGGCCAAGGCAGCGACGTGACCTTGTAGGAGGTTGCTCCATCGGTCGGATCGGCAAGCGTGCCGGCGACAGCCTGGCCGGCCAGCGCCAGTGCGATGGCGAATTGAGGATCGGTGTCATCGACCGCCAGCAGCTTGGCGCGGTTCGGATCGGACGGCAACCAGCAACTGAATTGAAAGGGCATCTTGCAGCAGCTGGCCGGCGTGCCATCGCCATAGAGCGGGTGGTGCGCAGCGGTGGGGTGCTTGGCAAGATAGGCGTTCGCTGCACGGCAGCGGTTCATGACTACGGCGGCGACGGCCGACATTCCGATATCGCCGTCGCTCCTCGCCTCGCCCCAGGCGGTGCGGGCCAGGGTGTCGGTATCGACATCGGTCATAGCGTGCGCCTCCTGTTGAGGAAATCTCCGTTCCTTAGGACGGGGAAGATGTTATTTGCCGTCGATCTCGTTGCCCAGGTGCAGCCATGGCGCGATATCATGGCCTGTTGTTTTCTTGATAACCCACGCGACGAGGCCGAGAGCCAGCCCGGTCACCATGGCGGCCATAACACGAGATATCCACTGTCCGGCGCGGGTGGCGGTTTTCAGCATCCCGCGAAACGATTCAAGTTCGGTGATGCGCCTTTCATGCTCATCCCTGATCCGGCTATCATCAACTCGGGCGCCGTCCATCTTGAGATTGAGCGCCTTCAACTCGGCCTCCCGGCGCTCGGCCGAGACCTGCAATGCTGCAATCTGGGTGCCATTGTCGGCCAAACGCTGATTAATGCTGGCAAATCCGCCATTTACTGCAATAAACAGATCATCCATCCTTGAGTGCAGCCGGGTGATTGAAGAATCGGCGGCGCGACGTTCATGGACGGCCGGCGTGGATTTGGCAGGATGACGGCTTCCTTCTTCGGTTGATGACATGACTTGAACCCCTTGCGTCTGGGCGGCAGGATCAAAGATGGCACGCCTATCCGGTTTTCACCCATTGCCACTAAAGCTAGGAGCGCTTGATGTTACAATCCGAAAGCTGGCGAACAGTTGTCGCTGATCCTCCGTGGCAACCAACACTTAACGCGAATAACTCGCGGCGCCTAACTGAGGACAAGGCAGGTCCGCAGAAGTTTTATCGAACGCTTTCACTCGCAGAAATCATTGCTTTACGTCCGTCTCTGGCGGAGCAGTCTCACCTATATATATGGGGGATCAACGCCCATTTTGACTGGACATATGAGGTTGCTAGGGCGTGGGGGGCTGATCCTGTAACAATCCTGACGTGGAACAAGCCAGGCCTCGGAGTCGGCCGCTTTCAATGCAATACGGAACACGTCCTGGTAGCCCGCAAAGGGCCTGCGCTCGGTAATCCGTTTGGGCGTGGCGGGCGGGCCTATGCCGCCACAAGTGGGACACGCTTTGACTGGCCTAGAGGCAAACACAGCGAAAAGCCACAACAATTTTTCGATCTCGTGGAGCGGCTGTCTGTCGGCCCCTTCTTGGAAATGTACGCCCGCAAACCGCGACCGGGCTGGAGTGTTTGGGGGGACCAATCAACGGGTTGTGGTAATGGGTGAAAACCGGATAGACATGGGATCAAAGATGGCTTGGATTGATAACGCGCTTTGAACCGCTGCGCCGCTCCGCAGCTCAGGTGGGTGCCGCCCTGCTTTCGGCCCATCGTTCCGCGCTCATTTCTTCGCTCCGGTCTTCTCGGCCGGCTTCAGCTCGGCGATTTGCGCCTTCAGCGCCTCATTCTCGGCGGCGGTAGTGGTCAGGGCTTTCTGCATCTCCGCCATCTGTGCGGCTTGCGCGATGTTGGAGAACATCAGCTCCCCCAGCGTGCTCTTGATAAAGGGATCGAGTACCATCCACCTCTCCTTATGCAGCTTGTTTGAGCGCCGAGACTTCAGCGCTGAGTTCCTGAATTGCCTTGATCATCGGGGGGATCAACTCTTCATAGATCAGGCCGTAATATTCACCTTCGCCGGAGGGGCGGCGCAGGCCGGCGAATGGAACGCCGCCCAGCGCTTTCTCGACCTCTTGCGCGATCAACCAATGGTGAGTTCCGTCAGGATTGTCTTTCCATTCGCCCATCACCGGCCGCAAGGAGTTGATGAATTTGAGACCCAAGACCTCCTCGCCTCGGATGTCTTTGAGGTCTCCGTCGGAGGTCACTGTAAAAGCGACCTGGGTATTGCCGCCCGACCAGACATTTGCGGGAACACCGCAGAGCACCGAGTTTGTGGGCGAAGGCGCGAATCCCGTGGAGGCTTCGATATAGGCGACCGTGAAGGTGCTGTTTCCGATGATCATACCGGAAGCGCTGGCGTTACCGATCAGGTTGTACCCGTTTTGGGTCAGGTATGTTCCGGAAGACAAAGAGATTGAGTCGGCGTTTTTGATAGCACTGGCGCTGTTGCAATCGATATAACCGTTAGTGACGGTGATGCCGCCTGTTGGACAAGCTATCGCATCCTGAGAGGAAGACTTGCCGGTAAAATTGCCTCCTGCTGTAAAGGCTAGTCCGGGGCCAGCGTTACCCACAATTGGGGCGTTCAACCCAAACCCGATAAAAGCCCCAAAACTTCCGGTCCCTGCATTATTGTTAAAGCCCAGAGAGCCACCCCCGCCTAGATCCACGTTAGCTTGTAAAGTCTGTACATTACTGGTGTTGAAACCCTGAAGGAATCCCCCCGGAGTGATGGTTATGCGGTCTGATCCCGACCCTGCAGATTGTATTGTGGCTCCGCTGATTGTACCGCCGTTGATCGTATTGCCGGTGATCGTGATGCCGGTCAGGGTGCCGGTGGTGATCTGGCCAGCGCTCAGAGATGACGTCAGGATTACGCCAGCACCCAGGGTGCCCGCGATGATCTGGCTGGCGGCAATATTACCGGCATAGATGTACCCGGCCGAGATCTGATCGGCGCCGATACTATTCGCCTGGATCTGGGCAGCCTGGATATATCCGGTCAGCTGCGACGTCGGAATCTGTGGAATCTGGCCGATCGGGATCTGGCCCACAATCGCCGCGGCCGGAACGTCGAGCGTCCACGCGCCGTTGACGTAGCGGTAGAGGTTTCCATCTGACGAGAAAACGATCTTGGGACCGGTATAGCCGGCGGGATCGGGAAGACCGTCCGGCGCCAAACCCACCGGGTTAAGGAACGGCGCGAAGGCGGTGAGGTCGACGGAACCGGGCGGGAGCGTGACGCCATCCGGCAGCGAAGTTTGCGACGCATTGTTCCAAAGCCCCTGGAAGAACAGTAGCCAAGGCCTTTCCAACAGACCAGTATTCGTATCTACGACGGGCTGATTGGCGAGCGGGAAGCCTTGGACCAAACCGACCATTTACGTCTCCATCAAAGGTGGGCCGGCGCTTCACAGCGCTGGCGGGTGATCAGGCCTCCAGGTCGAGGGCAAATCCAAAGTCATGCAGATCGGGAAGGACCTTTTGAACCTTTAGGCCGATGTCGTGACGATAAATCGCGTCAGGAAACTTGATCTGATCGATGACACCATAGACCTTTTCCCGTGCCTGCTCGACGGTCTTGCCGAGGCTGGTGGCAACCAGAACGTAATCGTTGGCGGTCTTCACGATCGGCTTCTCGACGATTTTCCCGACTTCCCACACAGGCCCCCTCTCCATCAAGGCCGAAACCAGATGAATGTCATCTTCACTGACGTCATCGAGGCCGCCGATGGGATTGACCCTAACGTCCTGATCATAGGGAAACGGGGGCTGTGCCATGAGGACGCCGATAGCGGCATCGCGCGACACCTTGAGCGTATCCTCGCCATCAAGGAGGTCGCGCATCCATTGCGCCGGGTCGCCCTTGTGGGAGGCGGTCTGAATATAGAAAGCGGGGTAACCCAGCCTGGCCGTAAACTCGAAAGGCCAGATGCGCCCTTTGGTGTCGACGCCGGCGCCGATTGCGAAATCGCCCCGGTGACCAAGGACGCGAAGAATCGGCTCCATCGGAAGAAGGGTTTCCGCGGCAAGTTTGTCAGTCTTGCAGTATTGCGTTACCGAGCCCATCTCGCCCGTATTGGGTCCGACCTCGTAGTCCATCAGCTTTTTATGCTCAAAGCAGATCTGCCACTTTTCCGGCAGGAACCCATCAGGGCCGAACCAGCCTGAGACGCCGACCTCGGCCAACATTTCTATCTTCTCCTGCAGCATACAGGGGCCTTTCAGCTTCATACCCGCGTTGATCTTGCTCTGAATCCATCCGGCAAGCTCGCCCGGGTCGTGCGGGACAAAGGAAAGAGACTTATCCTCTTCATCCCCCATGGTTTTGAAAACGAAGGGGTCTTGAGCCTTCCAGGCAAATTTGAGGGCTTCTTCCAGGCTCGCAAAGGTATGGTATGGCGGGACATCGATACCGACCGCCTGCATCGCTTCCATACCGACCGACCGCTTGATCTCTAGTTCGGCCGACCGCGGCGTCGGCCCGAAAATCTTGTAGCCAAATTCCCAATAACGATCGATTTCGCGGATATATTTTCCATTATGGGTGCAGATGATCAGGCCGTCTTTGGCCCACTTCATATGTGGCCGCCAATCATCCACCATCTGAATTCTCTTGAACCCTTCGCCGTCTCTGGACGGCTTTTTGGCATAGAGGAACCAGCGCACATCGTGCCCTGCAGCAGCGCAGCGCAAAGCGAAATCGAGGCCGACTCGATCTTGGTCGATAATCAGGACCCTCAATCGATTCTCCCGTAGTCGGTATGGCCGAGGAAATTGGCCATTAGGTGCTCAATGAGCATGGCGTGGCGGTGCTGGGACCGATACGGCGCGTCCGGGTGATCGCCGGGTTCGCCATCGCCCTGGAAGGCCATGTCGAAGTCGTCGACCGCCTGCTGAGTCACGCCATCCTTGAGGCAAAGGTGGGCCTCAACCAGTTCGTGCAGTGCGATCAGGAAATTCTCAGTGGAAAAAATTGAGCCTTTGACGTTTGGCATAATTTTTTGCGCGACAACCTGAATATAGAGGTTTCCTGCATCGTCATAGGACCAGTCGCCAGTCTGACCGGAAATTCTTGCCTTGTCCGCGTCAATGGTTTCAATAATGATGCGGGGATGACTCATTGCCGTTGGCCTTTTCTGATTGTCACGGTGTTGGACATTCTGGCGCTGTTATTGATTTGGTATTGCCGCAGGAGGTCCCATAGCGGGCATCGGTTGCCCTTGCTGCATACCGGGACCACTCAACATCGGGTTGCCCTGCCCGCCCCTGGTGAGGTTCGCCAGGGCATTGGCAGTGACGGCGTTCGGCAACATAGTATTGGGCTTGACCGCCAGACCGGCAAGGCGGTTTTGTATCCTGTCGGACAAGAGGGCGCCGCGGGCGAGTGGCTGCGCGAGCGGCGCGAGCGAGGCTAGGGCGATGGCCGGATGACCGCTTGCGATCGATGCCGCACCAGCCCCCAACATCAAGCGCCAATCGTTGACGCTCATCTTTTCGTTGCCGCCAACCTTGGCTGCGTTTTGCATCGATCGCGGAAACGCCTTGCCCATATCGGCAATCACCTTGAGCCCACCGCTTAGAGGGCGTTTTTCCGACATCGCGCCGAGTTTCCTGGCGTCGATATTGCCCAGAGGGTCGGTTGCATCTTGCACATCATGCGTCTGGGCGATGGTTTTGCGCGCCTCACGGTATGCGTCAACCGTCTTGGTATCGCCCGCTTCAGTCAGGCGATCCTCGATCAATTCTTCCAAAGCGTTCGCCGCGTCACGCTTGGCAAGCCCTAGCCGCAATTTCTTGGGGTCATCCATGCTTCTTAAAAGCGTACTGGCGTCTTTGCGAAGATCCCGGATTGCGGCAACGCCGGCCTTGGGGGAAAATTCGGGCCTCAGAAGCATCTTCTTGAGCTCGGCCACATCGGGCTTTTCGGCCAAATCGGGGAAGTCGCGGCGAAATTCATCGCTCACCTGATCAAGGTCATTGATCTTTTTCATGAAATCAGCCCCTGCCTTGCCCTTGGTCCCGTCAACCATCCCGCCCGGAAGTTTGGAAGCGGAATTTTCCATATCCCGGTATGAATCAGCGGCGCGCTTCATCACTCCTTCAATGGTCGCATCATCAAGCGGCTGAGACTGCGGAACGCCGATCGTGTCTTTTGCAATTCGGTTGCTGATGGCCTGATTCTGGACGGACGCCGCCTGTTCCGTTTTGATCTTGCCGCCGATCATCGCGAGAGTGTTTGGCACCACGCCAGGATCGGCGCCGGCCAAAGCGGCTTCAGCAGGGTGCAGCGCATAACCTTCAGAGCGCCCAGCAGCCCACACCGGGTTGATTTTCGCCGCCTGAGCTGCGGCAGAGGGACCTGCTACCCCATACCCCTTCCCCGGCATCCCCATACTGAGAATGCCGCCGGCTTCCTCGGGCGACATCTTCTGACCAGTCGGCGAGGCCAGCACGTTCATCACATTGGATACCGCCCGGCCACCTGTCGCGTTGATCAGACCCGATACCGGCGACATCACCAGAGCGAAGGCATCGACTGGCAGTTTTCCGGTCGCTACCATGCGGCTGAAATCCTGCTTGGCGCTGTCCCAAAAGTCCTTGGGCGGCGTCTTGCCGGGTAGAGCTTTCTCAAAATCAGCCTTGAGGGTTTCCCATGCGTCCGCTGCAGGCTTGGTCACGTCCTTGACAAAACCACCTACAACCTTGGGCACTTGGTTGCCGATGAACTGCGTGGCGGACAGGCGTTCGGACGCATCCTCAAGCGGCTTCGCTGTGCTGATATCGAACGAGAAGCCGGGCTTTCTGGGTTCAACGCCAAGCGCCTGATTGAGGTTTTCCGAATGAAGGTTGTCGGGCACATCAAGGCCGGCGTCCTTGGCCACCTTGCCGGCCTCCTTTCTGTTCAGGAACTTGCCATTCCGGTCAACAAAACCGCGCTGTCCGCTGGCATCGATATCGTCGTGGTGGTCGCCTAGATCACCCGAAATGATCTTTCCGTCTTTTGCCTTAATTGCGGGAACTAAAAGAGGCGCGCTTTCGTCGGGCTTTGCGGTGGAAGGATCAAATGGCATCAGTTTACCTCAACAAATTTCGAGCCGTCCCATTTGGCGCGATTGCCCTTGCCATCCACATAGACTTTGTTGATAACAAAATTGCTTTGGGTGGGTGATTCTTTCTCCTTGACGCCCGGCAATTCCGGCGACTTTGTGGCTTCATACGCGGCTTTTTTGGCCACGTTGGCCTCATTCTCAAACACCTTCAATTGCGCATCGAAAGCTTCTGGTCCATCGGAGGAGAGCAAAAGCCGGCGATTTTCGGCGCGCTTGTCAACATCTGTTCCGCCGCGTGCCGCCAATGCGTCATAAGCGTTGAGCGTGCTGGTGATGTAGCCCTTGAGGGTTTTCAGTTTGGGGTCGGAAATCTTGTTGTCTCCCATCTGGACGAGCTTGTTCAAGTCCGTCCATTCGCCCCTGGGTACAGCAGCCGCGGCCTTGCGGACAAGCGGGATATTTTCGTCGAGCTCGTTGGCGAAAACCTGAACCTTTCCGGCGATTCCTGCGGCGGTCGTCGTTTCCTTTTTCTGCGCGCCGAACTCGATCTCACCCTTTTTGATCATATCGGCGATCTGGTCGGGGGTCTTGTCGGGATTGCGCGCAAGAATTCCGCTGTACAAGGCTGCCTGCTGTTCCTTCGACCGAAAACCGGTGGGAAGCGACACGCCCTTCTCGGCGAGCGCCGCCATCATCTCGCCCATCTTGGGCGTGAACGAAGCGCCCCCCCCTTCCTTGAGGGTAGCGGCTAAAGTGGCGGCACTTTGAGACTCGATAGCCCTATCGTGCTTTTCACGTTCGGACAATTCCCGCTCTTGCCGATTCTCGGATGCTGTATCCTTTTGGCTCTTGGCATAGGCATTGTTCGCCATGGCAAAAATGCGAGCAGTGGCAGGATCAAATGGTGCCGCAAGACCCTGCTTAATGTCGTCATCTGACAGCAACCCGCCGCTGTTCTTGATCGCATCGTTTTTCGCGGCCTGGGCAGCGGCGCGGGCGTCGTCCTCGCTGCGGTTAGCCTTCTTGGCTTCTTGATAGGTGTCATAAGCTATGCCGTAGGCTTTGGTCTTGAAATCAAACACAGCAGCAGCGGCGTCGTTTTCTTGCGCTTTGAGCTTGGCCGCAGCTACTTTTTGTTCAAGGTTTTGGTCCTTGATTTTCATCCCGGTCCCCGGATCAATCGCCATTGCCGACTGAATGGCCTGGGGAGTAAATGACCCGTCGGCAGCGAAAGAATTGGGATTTGACATCAACTGAGCCAACGAGTTTTGCCGCTGCAATGCAACGCGCTTGCCTTGTATATCTTGCGCCATGTCAGCAAGCGTGAGCATCTTCCCCAAGTCCGGCCCAGCGGTCGCGGAGGGATTGATCGACAGGGGGATCGATGCGTCAACCGCCATAATTCACCTAATACTGAATGTTAAAGACAGGACTGTCCGACCCGTAGTTGATCGGGCCGAGATTTAGGCCAGACGTTCCAGCCTGGGAACCGCCAAAAAGATAGGCGTATTGTGGATTTGTTAACAGACTGGCCAAACTGTTCAACCCACCAGTCGCGGCGTTGCCCGCGCCAACAATCCCGGCTGCGTTGGCATTGCCGGCACCGATGATGTTGTTGTTGACCTGGGCGGCCGTCTGGCTGCTGAGAGAGCCCAAATTCGCCGCGGCATTCTGTCCGGAGCCAGCCAATGTCTGCAGGCGATTGAACGACGTATTGGCATTTGCCTGAGCGCTGTTATAGGCGTTGCCGTAATTGGCCGCGTAGTTGTTGTAGGCCTGCTGAAAGTCCTGGTTGGCCAAGCCCTGGCCATAGGTCTGCAATGCCTTCAGCGTATTTCCGGACTGGATGCCTCCCTGGGCCGATGCGGCGTTGCTGATCGCGCCCAGGCCTTGGGAAAGCTGCCACTGATAACCGGGGGACTGCTGATACTGTGCCGCGCCGTAGCTTTGCGGCCCGGCAATTCCGTTGATCGTTGATCCATAGGTCGGCAGGGACAGCGGGGAATTGGCGGCTGTAATACCCGTTGGTGGCGTTGTCGTCGTGGTGGTGTTGGCGGCATTCCAACTGGCAATTTTTGAAGCGTCGGTGGTGCCTTCGGGCGAACCGCTGATGTTGGCGGCAATCTTTGATAAGGGAACGCCGCTGTTGGCCTGCTGCACCCAATAAGCCAATCCCGATGGATCGGGAGGGCGGCCAAGCAGATTTTGATACATCTGCGTGATAGCCGTGGTCGGATCGCCGGAATAAGTTGCAGAGGTATTTGGCACGAATGACCCGCTGGTGGGGCCATAGCCGCTTGATGTAACCCACGGCGAAATGGGTGTAGCGTTTGGATTGACGGTGGTTGTAGAAGTGGGCAGCAGGCCAAGATCGTTTTGCAAAATCGTCAGCGCATTGGTTCCCGCCGTCATGTACGGCGCGAGATTATTCTGCGTCGTGTTGAACATGGAAAGCTGCGCGTTGGTCGCGTTGTTCGCAGCGTCGGCCTGTGTTCCTGCGGCCGAATTTGATGCCACTCCACCAATGAGAGCACTGCCGAGAATTGAGCCGCCTATAAGCCACGCTGCCATGATTTTACATTTTCCCAATTGCGTTAATTGCGTTGACGACATCTTGACCAAACAGCTTAGGAAAATCTTTTTCTCTGGCCGAGAAATCGCGGGCGTAAGACCAAAAATCCACTTGAATATTTTGGTCCTGCATTTTGTCAATTAGATCGATATCGACTAGTAATCCGGGCATCAAATGGCGAAGGCAAGCGGCGACAATATCGCTGTTTTTTAGATCGTTGTAGGAAACTACCGCAACCAAAGGATGACACCAAAACGGCGCGATACGATCTCTCAATATTTTCAAAATATTGCTATGAATCGCAACACCTAGGGCCGATGAAGATATCTGAACTTCATGCAACGGTCGGTCAATAATGAGAGTGCGTGGTTTAGCAACATCAAGAATTTCACCCAAATGAAAACCCATTGTACTATCGGACACCCCGATAAACTCCTTTCCCGGACTCCGCCAGAGATCATACACATCGCGCCATGTCTCCATGTGGCGGATCGGTTCATGCTCGCAAGACGACCTGGCCGTCACACAGACTGCCGCCATCCAAGCCGTCCGCGAACGGGGAAGGCCAGTGATGAGGAATGGCTTGCTCATGGGGTTATGTCGGCGCCCATCAAGGCGACCGCATAGTTGGTGGTACTGGTCAAGGTGCTTGTCAGCATGAAAATTCTGTCCAAGCCGTTCTGCAGACTGGTGGCGCCCAGCGAGTTGAATTTCACCGGAAGGGACGTCTGACCGGCGGAGCCGACCGAGACTGTGATCGACGGGCTGAAAGTGTGGCCGCCATCATCGGACCAGGAGAGCGACACGGTCGGCGATCCCACTGTCCCGACACCGGTCTCCATGTCGATCTGCAGCGCCTCGAAGGGCCGCGGCTGGATCGACGGTTCTTTCACCGCCCTGAAGCTGCGCAGCCAGGAGCGCGCCGTTCCGTTGTCCGTCGCGTTGGTGGCATCGTAGAAGTAGAGCTTGTTGGTCGAATTGTCGCAGGCGACATTGATCGCGGAATATCCGGCCGACTCTCGGTTCCAGAAGATGCAGTCATAGCCGGGGTGTGCGGTAAAACTGCCCGGCGAGCCCGATGCGCGCTGGTGCCAGATCGGATAGCCGGCCGCCTTAGTCGCGGTCAGGTCGAGGCAGAAGGTCGCGCCGGCGCCGGAATTGGCGTTCGGCAGCTGCAGCACATAGTATTCGTGCCCGCTGTCTTCGTAGGTATAGGCTTTAGCCGATCGCAGCAGGCCTGCGGCATTGATGGCGACCTCGATGTCGTGCGTCGAGACGCGCTGCGGCTGGTAGCCGCTGGCCAACATCACGCTTGCAAATCCCTGATTGTTCGCCGTCACCCAGATCAGTGAATCGCCGACCTTGGCCACCGAAAAGGGGGCGGCGCATCCATACTCGATGAAGACGCCTTCCAGCCTGGTGAAGGAAAAGCCTTCGAGGCCGGAATTGATCCAGACTTCGATGCAATCGGTCTTGAAAATCCATTCCTCGCGCTGCTTCTCGATAATTGCCTGGGTGTAGGTCGGCGTCGAATCGGCGGCCGAAAAATTGAGCGCGTCCCAGGTCGACAGGTCCAGAAGGTTAGATTGCCAGATCTGGTTCGTGTTGATGGTGATCAGCAGGCCGAACCCATCCTGATAGGAGAGATTGAAGGGAAAGTCGCTGAACGGAAATTGCACCTGGGACACGGTGTTGCCCAGATTAGTGGTCGACATGACCGCTGTAGCCGCAGCGGAGACCCCGGTGGAATCAGTGATGACCACGGTCGGGGCCGAGTTGTAGGCGCCCCCGGCAGTGACGTTGATGGCCGATATTTCGTAGCTGATCGTCGCCGTCGTGGAAGGTGCGCTGAATTGACCCCCGCCGGTAAAGCCGACCGTCGGCGCGCTCGTGTAGTTCAACCCGCCGCTGGTGACCGTGATGACCGAGATAGGGAAACTCAAGACGGCCTGGCCGCCGGCGCCGCTCCCTGTGGCGTTCGTCACCACGACCGTCGGCGCCGTGGTGTATCCGCTGCCGACGGCGGTGACATTGAAGGCGGTCACAACGCCGCCTGATACCGTCGCGGTCGCCGTGGCGCCGCTGCCCCCGCCGCCGACCAGGGCCACTGTGACGGTGCCGCTATAGCTGCTGCCGCCAGAGGTGACGGCGATCGATGTCACCGAGCCTAATGAAGGATCGAGGGTAGCCGCGGCCGCGGCACCAGTACCGGCGCCCCCGGTGAATGTGACGTTCGGCGTCGAGGCGAATAGTCCGCCGGATGCAACGGTAACTGCAGAGACGCTGCCCAGCAATGTAGCCGTAGCCGTCGCCCCCCCTGCCCCGCCGCCTCCCGTGAAGCTGATCGTCGGGGCAGTATAGCCGGCCCCGCCTTCATTTACCGTGATCGATTGGATCTCGAAGGTCGGACCATAGAGATAGGCGTTAAGGCCATCCGAGACCATCAACTGGTTGCCGTTGTTGATCATGCCGAAGGCCCCCGTGCCGGCGCCGCCTACCGCGCCCAGGCTCGTCACCGTGAGGCTTGGGCTGACCGAATAGAGCGTTCCGTTCGAGACGACATAGAGCGTCCCATTCATGATGTCGAGGCCGTATATCGGCCCTGCACCCACGGTTGCGAGCTGCGTCAATCCAGGCGTCATGTAGAAGCTGGCCGGCTGCTTTCCCTCGTGGCTGTCGCTGAATTCCAGAAACAGGTTCACCAACTGGCTGTCGGCCGCATTTGTCGACCGGCCGACACCGTACCCGCCGAGGAAGGGACATTTCGTCATCGGTTATAGGAGTTGGTGTAAATATTCCAGGCGCCGCGCGCCTTGGCGACGATCTCGGGATCGTAAGCGGCGACGGTCGGACGGATATTGGTGCGCTTCACATTCGCTTTCGACTTCGAGGCAGCCTGGATCAGCGCCGGCGTCACCTGAGCGGTGGGGAAGTACGGCGCAAGCTCGATCGCCAAATTGTCGCGGATGGCCTTTTCATATCCGGGCGGCAAACTGAGCGACGTCGACAAGCTGGAAAGATCGCCCAGCTGCAGGTAGCTGTCCCAGAAGATCGGGAACGACTCATAAGGCTCGGGATAGATATTGATGATCCCGAGCGGAAATTGAGGGTCATAGAAGAGAGTGCTGGGCAGGTCCGAATTGGTGTTCGGCTGGGTAATCAGGTTCCATTGATCCTGCGTGACGACATCGAGCGGATATTTGTCGCCGTTCTGGTCGAGCAGGTATGCGCGGCCCGGCCCGTCGAGGATGCGCAGCGGGCGCGTCATATTGAAGGCGCCGCCCGGTCCGATCGTATAGGACGAGACGCCCGGCTGGATCGTGCCGGTCTGCTCCAGGATGGCATAGCAGGTCAGGTTCTCGTTCGACCAGCTGTCGAGCATCGAGTTCAGTTCAGAGAACCCTCGGGCGATATCGGGGTTGCTGGCCTGCTCGCCCGGCGCATAAACCTGGATGCGCTCGAGCGCGCCTTGAATGAGGTCACGGGCGGTCGGCATCATTCACCCTTCGCCGGCGGGGCCGGCTGGCGGCCGGTGGTGATCATGCGGCGGTTGAGCATCGCCCGGCTGACGATGTTGCCATAGCGGAGGAAGTCTTTACCCTCGGCGGCGTCCGCCATGAGGCGCGGACTGGGCTGGCGGGTGCCGGCATAGGACGGCATGAGCGATAGCGCCAAGTTGGACTGCAGCGCATTCTGGACGCCCTGGGCGAGCAGATAGGACGTGCTGGCAAGGTCCGCGAAGGAATTGAGGACCTGCATCGCGTTGAAACTCACAGTGCCTGCCGCGTTCGGCGTCGGCGCCAGGTTGAGCACCCCCAGCGGATATTGCGGGTCGTAGTATAGCGTGTCGGGCGTTCCCACGCCGGGATTGATGCTTTGGATCATCTCCCACTCGATCGCCGGCACCACATTGACCGGGCTCGTCGTGGCGCTGATGGTGACCGACGCCTCGGACGGGCCCATCTCGATGGCATTGGGGCGGGGCGCCACCAAAGACGGGCTTCCGTTCGGCCCGATGGTATAGCTGGACTTCCCGTTGGAAATCGTGAGCGTCCGCGCGATCAATTGTTGGCAGAACAGGTTCTCTTCCTGCCATTCGTCGATGATCGTGTTGAGCTGGCTCAATCCATAGTTGGCGTCGGTCGACGTCAGCGTCTGGACCGGGGAATACACCCCGATCAAGACAAAGGCATTGACGATCAGATCCTGCGCGTGGACGCTCATTTATCAGGCGGCGGCCTGGTCGAGTGCGGCGCGGATCTTCTCGATCGACCAACGGCCGTCGACCTTGATCCCGCGTGCCTCGGCCTCGGTGAGGAGGTCGGCCTTTTCAGCCTGCCGCTCGGTGGTCAAACTCGGCGGCTGGCACTTTGTGGAAGGTGTATTCTTGGTTTCATTGAATAGCTCCGGTTCGGGTTCTTCCGCTTTCTCGACACGGCGCCAAGTGGTGCCATGTGGGCGGTCCTTCACCTCGATGCCGCCTTCGGCCAGCATGTTTTCGATGCGTTCGACGCCAGCGTCGTCGCCGATCTCGCTGAGGTGGCGGCGTTCGCCGATCAGGTAATTGATCTTGGCATCGGTCAGGTCGCCGTGGCCGAGGAGTTCCAATTCCTCCTTGGCACTGTTGACGAGCTTGTCGCCAACCCATTTCGGGTATTCCTTGACGCCTGCAGAATTCAGAGACGGGTCATTGACCAGGACGCCGTTTTCCCAGCGCGGGTAGCCGTTCACGGTTCGGCCCGGAACGTAAGGGACCGACCTGGACCGCTGAAAAGAATCCGGGTCTGGCAGTTTGGACATGTGATAGCCCTTCGCGTTCCAAGCGGATTCCTCTTCGGCATTGTTGACGATAACAGGGGGGAATTTTTCCGGGGTGCCTTTGACGGTGAAAGTCTCGATCGCCTTGCCTTCCTCGCGGGGCTTGGCATGGATTTCGTCCGGAGTGCCGGCTACATGGTCGGGGTGCACCAGCATTTTCGGGTAGTCGAAGAACCCTTCAACCTTGGTCGGCGTCTCACCCTTGGCGAGATAGCCCAGGCTGCGATGATATTCCTCGTCTCGCTGGTTCGAGACGGTCACCGGCGGATTGCGAGACGGGCGGCCCTCGCTCACCATCGTGCCGGA